ACGACTGTATCACGGAATCCCATGAAGTTCGTCGAGAATGCGAGTCCGAGTGCGGCCACTCCGGCGATGATGAGTCCTATAGGAGAGAGAAGGAATGCGAGAGCACCTGCCATCGCGGCAAAAGCTCCAGTGAGCATCGGGAGGAATATTCCTATCGCACCCACGGCAAGGAGAAGAGCTCCGAGTCATGCGGCCACTCCTCACACGATCTCGATCGTGGATTGCATTTGAGGTGATAGAGTGGAAAACCATGTCGAAAGATCTCCGAGAGCGTTCGTGAGTCCGTCGATCACTGGACGAAGAGCCCCGGCGATCTTCTCTCCGAGAGCTGTCGCGAGGACGTCGATGGTCCCCTTGAGTTTTTCGAGAGATCCCCAAAAGTTATCAAGACGAGTCGCGGACTGTGCGGCCGCGTCAGTTTTTGAGATCGATGTGGCCAATTTATCATATCACTCCGCTCCAGTTTCTGCGATCATCGCGGCGGCTCGCATCGCGTCAGTTCCAAAAATTGTCGTGAGTGCGGAGTTTCTCTGCTCGTCAGAAAGTCCGGCGAGTGATGATTTCAGATTTTCCGCAATATCTCGCATCGGTTTGATTTTTCCTTGAGCGTCAAAAAACTTGAGTCCGAGTCGGTCCATCGCTTCGGCCGCATTGTCACTCTGTGGGATGAGGCGTTGTGTAAAAGTCTTGAAAGATGTCCCGGCGTCACTACCCGAAGAAAATGCGGATCCTATCGCGGCGATTGTCGTGTTGAAGTCCTCGAAGGATACTCCGGCCACTTTTGCGGCCGCACCTCCTTGAGCGAGTGCGAGTGCATAATCCTCGGCCCCGAATTTCGACGCAATCGTCACACCTGTCATTTGATCGACGGCCGTTGTGACGTCATCGGTGGAGAGTTTGAATATATTGAGAGCATCCGAGACAGTTCCAGCCGCCGTTCCGAGATTCGTCCCGGCCGCGGATGCGAAGTTTGCGGATGCTTCGATCGCACCATTCAAGATCTGATCTGTGTTGAGTCCATTTTTTGCGAGTTCCTCTGTGGCCTTCGCGATCTCACCTTGAGAATATATCGTATCTTTTCCGAGTTGCTTCACCTTTCCAGAGAGTGCATCGAATTGATCTTGTGTAGGATCGAGGACGGCTTTCACTCCGGACATTGTCTTCTCGAAGTCTGCGAATGTCTTGAGTGCATACGTTCAAACGGCCACACCGAGAGCGGTGATGACCTTTGTGAATTTTTGAGCTCCCTCCGTTGTTTTGTCTATTTTGTCCCCTACTCCTTCGACTCTGTCGGAGAGAGACTTGAGTCCGGACGACGCGTTGTCGACGAGTTTGACGATGACTTGCAAGGACTGATCTCCAAAGGCCATATATAGAAAGGTTATTTTTTAGACTCACGAGACTTTCTGATTCCCTCGAGCGTTTCGAGTGTGGATGCGATAAGTGAATATTCCCTCGGAGTGATCTCCTCTCGGATCTGCTGTGGAGTCCACCCGAATCGATCCATCATCGCGAAGTCTGTGAGAAAAAGTGCGATATCCCTTTCCTCCGGCTTTGGAGATATCTTCGCTCCGTCCTTTCGACGGAGGAGATATTTTGTGAGTGTGACTATTTCTTCGTTATGTTTTTTTTTATCTTTTCCTCGAGTGTTCCTTCTTCGAGAGATTTTGTGAATTCCTCGAATGTCATCCCACTCATCGCGGCCGTGATACGGACGAAGTCGTCGGATGTGAGAGCTTTTTCCATATTCTCGACACTGATTTCGAGTTTCTTGTCCTCCGCTTCATAGAGATTCCAATCCTTGATCGCCACGGTGAGAGCGTGGAGACCCTTCTCGAATCATGACTCGGATTTATACTCCGACATTCTCCTTTGCTGTCCGACATTGAATTCGGTGAATACTTCGACTTGTCCTCCCTTTTGTCCTTCGAGATTGACTGTCGTCGTTTTGCGTGTATCCTGGATGATAATTTTCTCCATATTTTGTGAGTGAAAAGATATAAAAAGCAAGAGTATTATATCCGAAAAAGAGGAAAAAGAAAGAAAAAATCCCCGCGTATGCGAGGATCTATTTTGTGCCTTTATACATTCGATAGGATTCCCACTCTCTCTCGTCAAGGAGAGTCACGAATCGGAGTCGAGTCCGCTCCATAATAGCATCATGACGCTCTCCGAATTCTCACTCGGAGATCTCTCATGAGTCGCGGAGCTGTTCGAGTTTTTGTCTTTCCCTTTCGTCTCGAATAGTCTCCACCTTGACATATGCCTTTCGGAGTTCACACATACTATCGGAGAAATTGATATCCTGGAAAACTCTGTCCAGGCTCGATCTCTCTCATCTCATCATCGTCCATTCGTGGACTCTCTTTTTTGTCGAGGATTCGTGAGGCCTGTTCTCTTTTTTGATTCCGGAGGAAGTGAGCGACGTGAGTGGGGATCGTGTCGTCCTGATATTCCATTCTTTCCATAACTACAAAAGGAAAAATAATAAAAGAGAAAACAAAAGCATCCCGATCGCTCGAGATGCCTTTTGATTATGCTGTATAATCCGCCACACCTGTGCTGAGGACCATTTCGAGTGCTTTTCCATCGGTTGAATTATAGAAGATTTCAGATTCGAGCTCGAGGACGAAGATCTCGTCTGATCCTGTGTCCATCTTCGACATTGTGAATCGGAGATCGTTCATTCGGATATTGAGAGAGTATTGAGTCGTCCCGGAGATGATATCTTCGAGAGTGATCGTGAGGATACATGCTCGACGAGCTTTGTCCATATAGGCATCTCGGAGAGTCTTCGTCTCAAACATTTGAGAGAATTTGAGAGTCCCTTTTGATCCCTTCTCCGCGAGTTTTGATGGAGAATTTCGGAGAGATCCGAATCTTTCCTCCACACCGTTCTCGAATGTGAAAGTCCAGTTTTCCACGTTCTCCGGAGTTGCCGATGCGGCCACTGTGAGATCGTCACCGAATCGGAATCGACAATGTGCAAAAGACGCCGTGAGTGGAGCATTTGCAAAAGATGGAGACTGTGCCGCGAGTTCTACTTTTGGAGCGGTTGTCGCGAGAGCGTGTGCCGTTGCGATTGTAGCTGTGAAAGTGTCGCTATCTGTGACGGCTGTGACAGTTGTCGCCTCTGTGAGGAGAGTTCCCTTTGTCTCGATCACCTTGATCGCGTCAGTTGCCACGAGTCCCTCTGTGGATTCTACGTCGATTGTCGATGGAGATCCGATCGCGATATTTGCCTTCGCGTTTGTCTTGAGGAATATTCCGAGAGCCTTGAGTCCGACTTTTGCTTCGAGGAGTCCGTCAGATCCGGAGATTTCGAGAGAGTCACAAAGGACTCCGAATGCTCGATATACTTCATAGTCTGTATCAGTTCCGTCCCCTTTGCATTGCTCGAGTGAGAATGAAGGGAGCTTTTTTGCCTGTGAGAATGTGTGAGTATAGACACCGGCCGAGTTTGTCACTCCTACAGTTCCGAGGACTGCATAGAGCCAATATCCGATCTCTCGGAGGTCCATATCGAGTGAGAATTCACCATCCGTGGTGATCTTTCCCTTTACGGCATTGATCGCATTGTGGCGAGTGTTTTGGATAGGATTATTCGCGATAATCTCTTGATTATAGGTGATTCCTCCGCCTTTGTGACGGATGAAATTTGTCGGCTTGACTGCCGTTCCGCGAGTCGCTTCCTTTTTGATAGCGAGATACCCGAGTCGTGATGATGCCATAGTGGAAAAGAGTGAGAAAATAGAGTTGCGGTATCTGTTTTCTCTTTTGGACTATTCTTCCGATGATGTCGATTTTGCCTTTGTCTTCTTTTCTTCTTCGATTTTCTCGAAGTGAGGAGAGTTCGTGAAGTATTGATCGAGATCCGGTGAAAGTTCGCGAGTCTCATCCGTATCGAAGGCTCCGACATTCGGGACAGTCATCGGAGATCCGGAGATATTCTTGAATTTTGACATATTCGGAAGAGTAAAAAAGTATTGCGAGTATTATATCTTTTTTTTGCTTTTTTGCAAAATCTATCGACTCGATGTGAGTGAATAAGTGAGAGAGATTCGACACTCGTGGAATGGATCCTCTGCCCTTTGAGTCGGAGAGTATCTCCAGGATATATCTCCCTGGAGCGTCGCTTTTGACTTGGAGTTTCCTGTGACCTGGAGAGCGAAGTTTTTCCGGATGAGTCCGATGAGACAATCTTCGGGATCATCGATGGATCCTTCCACCATCTCCGAGAGACGGAAGTCCCACTCGACACGCCCTGGATCATTCGCACCGAGAGTGTCCTTGATAGACTGGACCACGACGAGAGTGAGAGATCGAGTCTGTCGATCATACTCGGTCCCTCGTGATGCGATATTCCCCTCATCTCCCACGATTGCCACGGCCGGGAGCTCGCTATTTGCGAAAGTGTAGGGATCACCGATGGTGAGTCCCTTGATCTGTGAGAGTCGTGATGCTGTGTCCTGTCTCTTCGTATCTATGAGATCGATGAGAGCTTTTCTGATGTCGTTTATCATAGAATGAGAGGATTATATTTGACGGCCAAAGTTTCCGATTTGTCGATTGATTTCTTTCCCTATTTCCGACACTGCGGCCACTTTGTCCGCCTGTTTGAGTTCGAGGATGAGACGACGCGGGAGTCTCTTATTTCCTCGGATTGTGCTTTGGTGAAAGGCGAATTTCGGATCATTATTTGTCACCATGACGGAGTCTTTCGCGACGTCCTTGACGAAGGAATTCCGCATCTTTCCAGTCCATGTGAGGATCGGTCCGGATGGACCTCCGATCCCTGGATTCTTATAGTATCCAGTCCGTTCGCTTCGAGCCTTTATCGTGCGAGGCCGGAGAGGTTTCCATCCTCCTCCTCACTCTGATCCTTGATTCTCAAAATTCGACTTCGATGACTTCTCGATGATACTTCCTATATTTGCAAAAGCTCCCTTCATATCTGTCACACCATCGGCAAGGAGGCGGAGATTTCGAGAGAGTGCCTTTTGTCCTTCGATGTAAAAATCGAGCTTTGCCATATTTTAGATATCAGAGAGATCCCGCGTGAAGTATGACTCGACGTCTGTCTCTCCGAGAGGGAGACCACTTTTGATCGATCCTGTGGCCGGTCCAGGGAGTTCGATTCCATCCGCTCCGATGAGTTTGACTTTCCCTTCCATGATCTCACGGAGCATCGATTCGCCTTCCCTCATTTTCACGGCTCCATCCTTGTCCGTTCCGATTGCCTCCTTTCCGTACTCTTGCCATAAGAGAATCCCGCCCGCGAGAAGGATCTCGATTCCTCATAGATAGGCGAGGACGTCGGCGTCACTGATCGGGAGGAGATATTTCGCTCCGACGGCTGTATTGATACGAGCTTTCGCACGCGTTCGCAAGAGATCGATCGACGTGTCGAGAATATATTGATTATTCACGAATCATGCGAAGGATCGGACGTCCTTTGTGAGACTGTATGTGATAGGTGATGCCATAGAGTGAGAGAGTTATGATTCCGGAATATTTTCTTTTTTGATTTCCTCCTTTGGAGCGTCAGTGAGTCCGAATCGTCGAGAGACCACTTTTGCGATGATTTCCGGGATGAGTTTTTGAGTCATCGAGAGGATCTCTCTTGAGAAGAGGCCGCAAAAGAAGACGATCAGCATCCGTCCAGGTCCTTCCGGAGTGAGATCATAGGAGACGGCGGCGAGTGTCGCACCGACGAGCACCTCGATCGCGAAGACTTGGAGGCGGAATTTCTTCCCTTCGGCCGTTTCCCGGAGATATCTCACCATCGATCCGAGTCCACCGAGGAGTCATGCGAGTATTATTGAAATGCTTTGAATGAAAAGATCCTTCATATAGAGAGTGTGTGAAAAGTATTATTTGCGATATCTCTTTTCAGTGATCGAGAATCGGTGATGATTACTCCATATATAGATCGCTACGAGGAGATCGAAGAAGTACCAAAAGAAGTCAAGATCCGTCGGAATTCACTCTCTCGATACGAATGTCCACGCGTTGGCCACGAGGAAAAACACTCATATCATTATCGAGAAGAGACTCGACACGAATCTCGCGTCGTGGAGTCATCCTGTGAGTTTGCAAAGTTCCTCCGTACATTCTCTCCGGTTTTTGATCGCATAAAGGATCGCGTCGGAGATTACATACAAATAAAAGGCGAAGAGGAAGATTTGAAAGAAATTGACGCTCATTTTGAGTGATAAAATAAGAAAAAAGGAGAGGATTTCCCCTCTCCTTTGTGGGGATTATAGAGTCCCTCCAGTCTGTGCATCCGCACCCTGTGGAGCCTGTGCGTCTCCAGTTGGAGCCGATCCATTTGATTCCGCTCCGAGATTTGTCCCTTCTGATCCGTCAGCTTTTGGAGCTTCACCACCTTCCGGAATGAGAGTCGATGCCGGGATTGTAGTCGCCACGACCACGTCTCCGCCTTCTTGAGCTGGAGTATCTTCCACGTCGGCCTCTCATACAAGGTATGGAGTGATTTCCTCTGTGACGAGTTCCTTTGGAATTACTGATCCGGCCGCATATACCATCCCTCCGACCTTGATTCCAGTATCTCCGACACGGAATCCGTTCGCCTCACCTTTACTCACTGCGGGAGCCTTTGCGGGAGCTGTCTTTTTTGCTGTCATAAGCTAAAAAATAAGAAAATAAAAGAGGGAAAGAACCTCATGAGATCCACCTCCGAAGAGATGGACCCGAGAGATTATACCACTGTTGAGTATATGAAACCTGCGGAGTCACATATCGGGAGGACTGTCTCATTGACGTCTTCTTCGATATACGTTCCGTCAGCACGATCGTCATCCATTTCGCGGACTCTTTCTTCCTCTTTCTGTACTACATAGAAGAGAGAAGGAGCCTCGAGATCTGCGGATTGTGTGTTGACGTACATGATGATCACCACGTTGTCGTATACTGCGGAGATTGCGTTTGCCGCTCCCTCATTAGCTGTATTGACTACGGCGTGAGCATCGATGACCTCAAGTCCGGCAATCTGTGACACGAGTCCACTTCCTGTGACAGTGTCTTTCCAGTTTGTGAAACGTGCGAGATATTTCGGATGATTCTTGAATTTTGTCGCTACTGATCGACCGATCACCATGAAGTTTGGAGCGAATCCAGTCTTGAGAGTGATTGCGTCGATTGCGTCGTCGATGTCTCCGAATGGATCAGAGTTCGTATAATCACTCCACTTGTCCGTACTCGTGAGAGCTACGCGATGAGCGGCGATATATGTCGAAGTCGCGAGAAGGACTGCGGCCATACGCTTCTCACGAGTCAATTTGAATGACTGTGCAAGGAGGCGAGTTTTTGACTCTTTGTGAGCCTGTGGCGTGTCATAGAGTTCGTCTTTGTCATGATCGACAAATACGTCGAGAGAGTGACGTTTTGTTGATGCTGTCGATTCGACACCACCAAAATCGATCACTTTTGCATATGTACCACCGACACGAAGTGTCTTGTCAGAGTGATCACGCATGATGTCTCCTTCGTTATACTTGCGATATGTAAACTCGGATTTACCGACTTTGATTTTCGCTTTTGCGATAGGAGAGTCGATCACGGCTCCGGATACTTTGACTGCGGATGCGATCCCTGTTAGGACCGGATTTACGAGGAAAGGCATAGGGGAAAAAGGCTAAAAAATAGAAGTGCGGATCCGATTTTTTAGAGGAGAATTGCTTCGATGAGATCTCCGGATACTCCGGCCTTTCGAGCCATTGCCATTGCGGGATTTGTCGATGCGTCCACGAAGAGTCCGACCGCGGTTACTGCGAGAGGCATTCCGGCGGTGACAGTTCCTCCGAGTTTCACGAGTGTGACTCCGTTTGTCTGTATGCGTGCCGTCTTATTGATCGCGACGTCTTCGGTAATTGTACCGACGATGATTTTTGCGTTGAGTGTCGAAACGATCACTCCGCCTGTACCGTAAATGACGGCGACTCCTTGTGAAAGTGCTGTATTTGCATTTTCGGAGATGATGAGTCCTGGTATGTTAGCCATAAGAGGGAAAAGTGAGAAAATAGAAAGTGCGGGATCCTATTTGCTACGCGTCAAGGTTGAGAGATTCGACGAATCTTTCAGCTTCTCGCGTGTGAGCGGAGAAGTCCTTCCCACTCTTTTCGGCGAATGCTTTCGCGACTGCGAATTGTGCATTTGCTTTCGGATCTGTACCTTCCGGAGTTTCAGAGAATGCCTTTCGTGCCACACCTTCCATCGGATTATCTGATGGAGTCGTGTCACTGTGTCATTTTCCTACTTCCGAGAAGATGAGAGCCGATGGAGCGAGATTCGCCTTGTCGACGATCTTCACCATCTCGGCGAATGCAAGAGCTCCGAATTTCTCATGAAAAGACATGAGAGAAGATTTTGCCTTTTCGAGAAAAGGAGCCGTCTTGTTTGATTCAGAGAATGTCATCGCGGATACTTCTTTCTCACGAGCGACCTGGACCTTTTCGGCCTGGAGTTCGGAGAATTTCTTCGAGAGTTCGTCGAGAGTCTTCACTCCGAATTCGGAGAAGAGTTTCGCGACTCATGCCTCGGAGAATGTTTTCGCCGTGTCTGCCGGAGGAGGAGTTTCGTCCTTTACTTCGGGAGTGTCAGCGGGAGTCGGAGTCTCATCTTTTGGATCTTCCTTTGGAGTTTCCTTGCTTTCTGGAGCCTCTTCCTCGACTTTCGCCTCAAGAGCATCGAGATCGACTTTCGCCGTGTCTTGCTCCTCTTGCGGGAGTTCCGAGAATGAGAGGCGAGCCTCTGCAAATTGCTCCGCGGAGATCTTCGATAGAGGAGAGAGTGACTCTTTCAGTTCGGAGAATTTTTTCATACTCGCGGGATTAAAAAATAGAGAATTTCCGCCATTTTCAGCGTTGCCGGCCAATTCCGACGCCCTCAAGGCTTGGAGTCCCTTGAAAAACGGCCGATTTGTTATGCCACCACCGACGAGAATGTTTCGGACTATGTTTCATGTGGAAGGATCGACCTCTCCTTCCTCGAGGACCACTTCCGGTGAAAAGTATTTATACTCTCCGTCGCGGAGTGCTTGATATGCTTCGACTGTCCAGTTGACGAGTGCTTTCACTCTATCTCATACGATATAGAGATCTTTCACCCACCCGGCCGCCTCCGCTTCGCTCGCGTGACCATAGTCGATCGCGATGTCTATTCCGCGAGTGTTCGCCTTGAAGTTCATGACGATCTCTTGGAGAGTTTGCGGGACGACTTCGACTTTTCCATACCACGGAGAGATCCACTCACCGAGCATGATCACGTCGATCTCTGTCGTCCTATCTTCGGGACTCATATTTCGCACCTCCGGAGTTATCTCCGAGAATGTGAAGGCGACTTTTTTATTCTTGATCATAGGTTGCGAGTGATTCTTGATATAAGATGGACCATATTCTCGATGTCAGTTTCACGATCATCCGCGATCTTGTCGATCATATCGGCCGTCGTGACGGCGAGGATCCTTCGTATGGATACGAGGAGTTCCACGGCCTCTCCCTTCGAGAGTTTGTCGGGATTTCTGTGGAGCATTATATCCATTTTTCTCCTTTTGTAAAAATTATTTGAATTTGACGCCCTTTTCTCCGAGGCGTTGCATGAGATCATCGACGATCCCATTTTTTGCGATGAGTTTCTCTGCTCGAGTGACGGCATCTTGAGACTCTCGGATCGATTCGATCGGGATGGACTTTTTCAGATCGAGGAAATTCACATATCATGTATTGACTTGATCCTTGATCGATGTCGGGATCTCTGTGAGAGCTGGTTTGATAAATTCGTCAGAAAGGATCTCCACCCAAAATGATCGACACTTCGGATGAAGTGGAGGACTCATTCGATAGAAGTCGGAATCATTCGGAGCGATGACGCGTCCGTGGAGGCTTTGACATAGATTCGTCGTCCTGTTATCAAGGACGGCTGTATACTGGAATCCGAAGATCCTCCCCTTGTTGGCCTCATACACGGCAAGACGACCGGCGTTGAATGCTCCACCGATTGCGATGGAAGATGACGCGGATGTCACTTTGTCGATTTTCTGTTTGAGTGCCTTCTCCACTGATTCGATGATGAGTGCGGCCGACACTCACTTCCCCGCCTGATATGTGACCTCTGATCGGACGAGGTTTTCCATGTCGGATGATATCTGTCTCTCTACTCCTTCGGCCTGGACGCGGTATATTCCACGGAGGTCCTGTGATGTCTTCGGAGCGGAGATGGAGAGTTCGTCGGATGATGTCATTTTCCCCATATCAAAAGATCCCTTCATCGTGTCAGCATAGAGAGAGGAGACTTGTCAATTCAGTCGAGCGGATATTCCCATGAGTTCCTCGTATCTCTGATCCTCGACGATCTTTCGTGACTGCTCCACGAGACGAGCGATCGAGGCATCCGTGAGATTCCGGAGATCGTCCGTGAATTGTGACTCGAGCTTTCCGAAAAGATAGGCGAGTCGTGTGAGATTCACTTTTCTCTCCGCGAATGTCAAAAATCCCGCTGTCTCTTCATACGGATTGCGTATGAAACCGAGCGAGATGAGTATATCACGATCATCCTGTGAGAATGCCCTCGAATAGAGCTCCTCGATGACGGCATTCGTGATATTTTTTGACTCCGCGAAGTATGCGGCTTTTGCCGGCTTGGAGAAGAGATGGAGCATGTTATTTTATAAGAGAAGAGAGGCGAGCTTTATCAATCGGATCGAAGTGAGCGAGGATCTCGGAGAATATCTTCGTCTCGACGTCGTGTTCTGTGAAGAGTTTGACGGCATCGACTGTCAGATCCTTCGTATATGTCACCTCTGTCGTCTTCACCATCTTCCCATCGTGATCGTGAGTGAGATATTTTGCGGCCGTTCCCTTCTTGAGATATGCGATCGTGATATGCGGAGTATATACCGGATATTCGTTTTCATATGGAAGGATCCGGAGATTGCGATTTGACTCATCGAGGAATCGATCCTTTTTCACGTCGAAGATGAGGACGTCTTGATCTTCCTTCTCGAATATTTTCATCCCGGCGATCTCCACGTCTTGTCCGTGATAGTCGATTCGATCCTTGATTTGCTCCAGGGAGAGAGAGTTCTCCAGTCCATAGAGGAGAGTGACGTGAGGATATGTCTCACGGCCTCCACTTCCATCCGGAAGGAGAGAGAGATCATCGGAGGATATCTCTATGGATGGAAGTCATTCGACACCGAGCATGACGCATCCAGTGTATTCCTTCACACCCTCTGAAAACTTCTTTTTCTCTGTCTTCTTCGGATCGGCTTTTGGATCCACCTTCGGATCTCGTGTCCCGGCAAGAGATGAGATGTCTATTTTTGGAGCCTGTGTCTCACGACCTCACTCCACCTTCCCATCCTCACCATATATCGCCTTCGGAAGATCGAGGAGCTCTCTCATCTTGTCTTCGATAGAGTTGTCCGGAGTGACGATATGTTTGTCGGAGAGAGCCGTGATTCCATCGATGATCTTTTGGATGTCGATATCACCGATCTTGTCGAATTCGAGTGTCGGATATTCCTGTCCGTCTTGCATATCAAAATTAAGGTCCACGAGTTCACGGATGAGGAATTCGTTTGTCACTCGAGCGACTTGATTTGCGATTGCGGTGAGTCCGAGTTTGAAGAGATCCGAGTGATCCTCCGAGAGTGCGTATGATCCACCCTTCCCTTCGGCTCCTAGCTCGATAAATTGTGCGAGGAGAGCTTTTGAGATCTCTCGATTGTGATGAGATATCGACTTCATGATTCCCTCATTCTGTGATCCATCTCCGGCAAAATCAAATTTCCACTTCTCTCCAGGGAGGACGACGTGAGCTCCTTCCGTTGACTTGAGATTCTTCGCGATGTCCTTTGCGGCCTTCTTCTCGTCGTCAGTTGGTCCATCCGGAGTGGTGATGACCGGGACTTTGAGAGAGTTTCGCTCGTGAGCGATTGCATCGAGGCGATAGAGTTTCGTTTTGTATGTCCAGTTCTGATATGCGGGACGAAGAGCGGATCTTCCGGCGAAGTTGTCCCCCTCTTTTCGATATGAGTGGATGATGACCTTCCATCCCGGGATGAGTTCCCTATTTCCGAGTTGCTCGATATTCAAATTCCCATCGAGATCGAAAAAGTGAGAGATCGTTTTTTGAGGACGATCGGCGAGTTTCTTGAGCATGATTTTTCCTTGCTTTTCCTCGTATACCTTCTCAAATAGAGAAAATCCCGCCCATAACATTCCGAGCGAGAGACGAAGATAGTCGTCGAATGATGTCCGGCAATTCGTGAAGAGATTATATTTGACGAAGTCGGCGATCTCTTGATCCTTTGGAGATACTTCATGAGTCCTGTCTCACTTCATCGTCTTCCCTGGAGCGACATTCCATTCCGTCGCACGGATAGGGAGTTCGGCCGCAAGGAGAGTCGCCGTGACCTGGACGTCCACTGTCCGCATCTTGTCGAATTCCTCGATCGCATTCTTTCACACGAGGAGAGGATTTGGATCCTCCTCCAAAAATCCGCGATATGTGCGGAAAAACTGATATTTTGATTTCACACCGATCGTCCGATTCAAGTCGGCGATCCCGATTTGTTCGTCTCCGATGAGATTCTCGTCGTCCTCGTCTTCTCGACGTCCGAATATTGCGTCTTGTATTCGAGAGAAAATGCCTTTTGCCATATGGTGAGAGTGGTGAAAATCTAAATTTGCATATTGAGGAATCATCCTCCGTCTCCATCTTCGTCCTCCTCTTCGTGGATCCTTTCGAGTTCCGTTTTCTTCATTTGCTCCACCTTGATCGGAGTATTGAGATCGAGGAGGACGGAAGTTTGATCGTATCCGGAGAGGATTCTTTCGAGCGATCCGAAGTCCGAGTGAAGTCCGTATCGGAGAGCATCCGCGTCGTGATCGTCGCCGTTTGTGTCGAGATCTTCGACTCGGACGCGATCATACTGGAGAGCGGGGAGAGTCTTGATGAGAGATGTGCAAGTGGAGAAGACCTGGAGGCGTGAGCGAGCTCCGAGGGGAGTCGGGACCTCCAATTCGACGAGAGTTCGGCGGATAATTTGCCACCCTGGGAGGCGTTCATTATTCGCGGGTATTATACGCAGACCACGCATTTTTGCAATCTCAAAAAAAGACTCACGCGTAGTCGGAGACTTCGCGGAGAGTGCGGGATCGGCATATATCGCACGGATACGATGCCACTCGCCGGGAGTTGTGTTTTGTATGATCTGATCGACGACCTGGTGATATAGCCATCCAGTCGATCGAATCTGTCGGTATACATAGAAAACATGAGAGGACGGATCCTTCGCGATCCATAGGATGGACGTCGGATTCGTGAGTCCATAATCGAGACATATGATTTTCTCCCACTCATCCGGAATCTCGAAAGGCTTGCAAATATGGAGAGAAGGTTTCCACTCTCCGAAGTATTGACCTTTGAAGACATTCCAGTCTCCCTCAAGATAGGCACGGCGTGAAACCTCATCCAGTGACTCGAGCATTGCGATATAGTCAGGATCCGTCTCTTGCCATGTCGGATTATCGTATACGTTCGAGAAGGTGAAGGAATAGTCATCCGGATTCTCATTCGGGAGAAACTCTCTATCGACGAAAAGCCTCTTGATCCAGGTATGTCCGATCCCTCCAGGATTCCCACTCGCGAAGATACACGGCCGGACGTATGGTTTCGACGTTCGGACACGCGTCTTGATAAAATTAAACATATCGAAGGTCCAGTGTTGGAGCTCGTCGATACCGAGAAAATCAAACTCCGCCCCTTGATACTTGTATATGTCGTCCGGATGATTCGCATGACGGAAGAGGATGATCGATCCGTTTGGAAACTTCATAATATGCTCGGACTTGTTGTATGTGTATGTCCCCACTGTGAGCTCCTCCAGGAGAGGACGGATGATCGAGGAGGAGACTTCCTCATACGTTCGACGAAAGATCGCTCCTGTGAGATTCGGAGCGGATTTCGCTATTCTCACGGCCTCCATTCGGTCCGCTTTCGACTTTCCTCATCCCATCGCACCACCAAAAAAACGGATCTTTGCGGGATCCGAGTGGAATGTCCTTTGTTTTGGATGAGGGATATATTTTGCCATAGAGTGGAGATATGCGGTATCCACTCCCGGTGATTATTGATTCGCCTTGAGACGAGAGATGCAATCTTCGTGGATTCAGTGGATACCATCTCCGTCTCATGCGAGATATACGCGATCGAATATCTGTCATCGAGCGACTTCGGGATTTTCTGATGTGACGAATACGAAGACGAGATGATTCTCGGAGATCCTTTCGATGGACGGATCATTCCGTTTCATCATGTCGAGCATCTCTCGACATTCGTCCGTATTCTTCCCGACGAGTGCGATTTTGTATGGAATAGGCATAGTGTAAAGGCTATTATAAAGGATTTTTCTTTTATTCTCTTTTATTTATTCACCCATTCGGCCATCTTCTCACACTATGATCCAGGACTTGTGAAAGTCCTCGTGAATATAGCATCGAGAGATCTTCCGCCACTTCGGACAGATTTTCCGATTCCTTCGATGATTTCTCATGTGATGCGTATGAGTTCGGATATACCACCGAGAAGGAGAAGAAAACTCCATATCGGACTCGTGAGAGTGAGTTTCGCCACTCTTCGGATGATGTACTTTGTTTTTTCTGTCATGTTTTGAAAGGTAAAGGAGCAAATTTCTCGAGTCGTTTTTTCCGATTATTCGTCGTCATCGTCATCATCTTCTCCCTTCTTCTTCGGGAGTTTGTCAGTTTTGACGAATTGTGAGACCGGAAGATCCATCGTGAATATGTCATGATCGACGGATCCGGAGTGTTCGACTTCCGTCTTTTCGGACCACTTCTCCACGACCTGGAGAAAGAGTTTGACGAGTCATTCTTGAGCGAGTCCGGTGAATGGATTCCGAGATGATGCGGACTGTGCGAGGTTTTGGATCACACCTGGAGTATACTTCCGAGCGAGTTCGTATATGAGAAAATCACGGATCTTGATGACGTCTTGTCGATATCTCCATGAGAGAGTCGAGTTTTCATGAAATCAAAATCGTTTTGCGAGACTTATGATCGGACATGATGACGATTCCGGATGTGCGAGATAGGCCGCATATATAGCATGCTCGATCTTCACTTTTTGCCACCCCTTCCTTTTCACACACTTTTCCGCGATTTCGAGTATCTCTTGGAAGAAATTCTCCTTTGCGAGAAAGTCTCTTTTTTCTTTTTCCAGTCTGTTTTTTTCCGCGAATGCTTTCTCCTTTGCGAGTTGTTTCTCTCTTTCTGTGTCACGCTTCGATTTTCACACATTTTTCTCACTTTTTCACATTTTCGGTTTTTCGTCAATTTTTTTGACCTCTTCCGTGGCTTTCCTTTGCTGTTTCACGACCTTTTCCGATGTGACACTCGAGACGACCTTCTCCCCTCGTGTATTCGGGAGTTTTGCACCTTTCCGAGCGACTGTCTTTTTTGGAGGAGTTTTGATCTCCTTTTCTGATGTTTTCTTCTTTTTGATTGCCATTTTTTAGAGTTGACGGATAGTTTTCATCGATGCCATTATATCACTTTCATTCCCCTTGAGAAATAAATAGTATTCGTTCAGTTTCTCTCCCACTGGATTCGATCGAAGTGTCGCGAGGACATTTGATCCACGGAGAGCCTCGGAAGGAAACCCGATCGCGGATCCCTCGTGCTTTTGATTTCGGAATACTACAATCCCCGCCACGGCGATATCCTGTGATCGAGCCGTGATGGAATAGTTTGTCCGGATGTCGAGTTTTCAGACTTCACGCTTCACGAGTGAGAATGTATATGAAGTTCAAAAGAGCATATTATCGAATCGGAGATTTTGGAATATAAAAGGCTTGCATATAGAATCCCCACTTTGGAGAGATCCGAATCTTTCCTCCACACCGTTCTCGAATGTGAAAGTCCAGTTTTCCACGTTCTCCGGAGTTGCCGATGCGGCC